TATGACGAGCCTTGCCAAAAAGAAGGGTGGTCAACTTATGAACGCTCCTGGCGCAAAGGTCGGGGATAAAGCAGAAGAAGTTGAACTTGACGAAGCAAAATCTTCTACAGGTTACGAGTTATATCACAGAGACTTCTCATCTGCAATGAAACACGCATATGACTTTGCAAAGAAAAAGTATGGTATTACTATTGACAAAAAAGAGATTGATGATAAGGTTGCAACAGGCCCTAAGAAACCTTCTAAGGATAAGACAAACAAATATCGTCTATTGGGTACTGATGGAAAGAAAGCAGTCCAAATACAAGTGACTAATCTTGACGGAAAGAGATTTGAGTTAAATATGTATAAGGAAGAAGTTGAAGAAGAAGTGATACAAACTGATGAAGAAAAACATCTTGAAGAAATGGTTATTGCTTTCAATAAAGATTTAGAAGAAAAAAGAATCAATTCAATTGTTGAAAAATTAAACACTAGAGAGTGGAAGAACTAAAAAAATAAGAGGGTAAAATGAAATCTTTTAAAGGATTTTCTGAAGAAAAACATGAGTGTCCAGCTGCTACTCAAAGTGTTGAAATAAATACTAAGAACAGAGATGCGACAACAAAGAAATATGGATATGGGCCACTCAATGTTGATGAGCCTGGTGATTATTGGGAGAAGGTAGCAAAGAAGTGGAACACAAATGTTGAGGCTGCAAAGAAGTCTCTATGTGCAAACTGTGTTGCATTTGATATCTCACCAAGAATGAAAGAGTGTATGCCAGGCGATACATCTGATAAAGATGGAGAACTTGGTTATTGTTGGATGCATCACTTTAAGTGTCACTCTGCAAGATCATGTCACACATGGGCAAAGGGTGGGCCGATTACAAGTAACAAAGTGTCTAACGATTGGCAAGATAGAGCAAAAGGTGCGTAATGAAAAGTTTTCAACAATACGTTGACCAAATATGGGATAGACCTAAAAATAACTTGTCTGAGGGATATACTATTTTTCCTAAAAATCAAAAAGAATTGAATAGTGCAATCAAACAATTTCCACCTGAGTCACAAAAAGATATAAAATCTTTATATAAATTTTTAAGAAAATCTCACGAGCTACCAATCAATCTAAATGCAAAAGAACCTAAAAAGGTCAATGTTACTAGAGCATTGCAGGGTACTTTAGATATATCAGACATTAAGAAGAAAAGTAATCTTGAAACAATAAAAATTAAATTTGGTAATGGTTCTTTAGGAAATAGAGGAAATAACAATCAAGGTAATAAGTTTGAAAAAGATTTTGCAGATGCACTTGACAATTGGTACTTGGGTGGAAAAGATGAAGTAGGTAGTGATGCAGCTCTAAAAACAATAATTGAGATGAATAAAATATATGAGTGGAGAACACCAATAAAATTTACTAAAAATTTTGAAGCTCGAGTAGATGCAGCTGCAAATACAAAAAGACCAATATTATTTAATCCTATTAGACTGAGTAACACAAAAGGTAAAGGTAACGATATTGGTAAGTCAGTAACAGACATAACTGTAAATGCAGATGGAGAAGAAACATATCTTAGTTTAAAAGCAAGTTCCACTACAACTTTCTTTAATGTCGGAATTAAAAAAATATTATCAACTAAAGAAATAAATGAAGGCAGAATAAAAAACAAGCAGGGAATACAACTATTAAATTTATTTGGTATTGATAATAAAAGATTTTGCACTATATACAATCCAGATGTAGAGACTAAAAGTGGTATTGTTAAAGTTAAACCAAAAGACCCAAAAGGTTTGCGTGTGTTATTAGAATCTGGAATTGGTTTTGGTTATCATGTTGTCCATAAAAAAGGTTCAAAAATATTCCATAAACAAATGGACAGAAAGACAATGCAGAAGGCTGCAAAAGTAGGTAATCTAACAATATATTACGGAGGTAAATCTGGTAAGGGTAAGAGAATTGATATAGAAATGGAATCTCCGTTATACATATTTAAAATAAATATAAGAGATACACAAGGTAAAGACGGATATCCAACAAGAATGATGTGTGATTTTAAGGATAAAATATGAAAACATTTTCAAGTTACCTAGAAGAACATCAAAACTGTGGCACTCCAGATTATTGTGGAGAGTGTGATGAAGAACTTATGGAATATACCGATAAGAAGCTTCCTCAGCCTGGTCTAGCATCAATACCAAAAGAACATGAGAGTATCATGTATATGGTTAATAATAAAATATCTTTAGATGAAAATGTTTTTAGAACAGGTTCAGAAGAATACTTTCAAACTTTTGTAACAGCAAGAAAACTTGTCTCTAAAGGATACATTAAAGTCAGTCCATATGTAGAAGAAATTTTAAGTACGGACATTGGTAGATATGGTATCTATGAAGGAGAAGAAGTGCCTCTTGATTATCCTTTTGTCAACTTTGAAACATTAGAAGAAGAAAAAGATGTAGAGCTCAACAAACCAAAAAGAGGTGGTGGAAAGAAGTTCTATGTGTATGTTCGTAATCCAGAAACAAACAAGATTAAGAAAATTGAGTTTGGTGATACAACAGGTCTAAAAGTTAAAATCAACGACCCTGTGGCCCGTAAATCCTTTGCAGCTCGTCATAAATGTGCAGAGAAGAATGATAAGATGACTGCTGGTTATTGGTCGTGCCGAGTTCCTCGTTTTGCAAAATCAGTTGGACTACAAGTCGATAATCCTTCATCCTTCTGGTAAAAATGAATCCTTATAAAGACACAAGAGTTTCGGATATTTGCATTATTCGTGAGTTTGATACGAATGTAAGTAATGATGAACTTGTTTGGCATAGAGATGAAGTAAAAAGAACAGTTATTGTTATGGAGGGAAAGGGTTGGTCTTTTCAAAGAGATAATGAACTACCCATAAGTATAGGTAAGGGAACAGTTATTGATATAGAAAAGAACGAATTTCATCGGCTTCGTAAAGGGGAAACAAAATTAAAACTCAAAATACTCGAATTTCCAAATGAAGTTGCACTTTTAAAAACCATAAATAGACAAAGAACAAGTATTTTAGAATTTTAATATTCTTAGGAAAGTAGACATGAAAGCAAACAGTACATTACAAAAACGCTGGGGCATATCAGACTCATTATTAGATGCAGTCAAAAGTGTTGCAGAGAAAAAACTTGACCCTGTTGGTAAAGCTGATGACGATATTGATAATGATGGAGATGTTGATGACTCGGATAAATATCTGAAAAATCGTAGAAAAGCAATTGGTAAGGCAATCAAGAAAGATCAAAAAGAAGAAGATAAAGAAGATAAGAAGGGTGTAAATGTAAAGCCTGCAAAGGTTGAGTTTGACCCTAAAATGAAAGAAGAAAAATAATTTTTTGTTATACTTTGTTATGTCGAGTAGTGTAAAATAATCCACGAAAAGCGCAGAGATAAGGAGTAAACAATCATGCCAGGCTGGGGTTTCGAAAAAGAAGGTACACAATCTGCAACAGGAGCAGCAAGTGCCGAAATAGCATATAAAGACGGATATCAACCATCTCCTGCTGGTCAAGGTTTTGGCCAAGCAATGAAAGAGAAAAGAAACGTAATCGCAACATCAAAAGGTTGGGTTCGCAGAGAAGTTAGAGGTTCAAGAATTATTGATGAAACTCTTGTAGCAGCTGGAGACAAGACAGCTCTTGCAGGGTTAGACACAACAGGTTTCCCTGATATCTGTCAAATGTATGTTAAGTTAAATGCAAATGGTGTGATTTCTGCAAACATAGCAACTGCAAATCTTTATGTTGTTTTTAATGCACCTGTAAAGATTAAAGCATCTGCTAACCTGATGTATATCAGACTTGCAAACACAGTTGGTGGTAATAGTGGTAATGCACACATTACAAGTTCAAATACTGTTGCATCTACTGTAGCTGGTTCAAATAACCAATTAATTTTCAATCTACCTAAACTACAGGGTGGAACAGGTTCTGCGAAAGGAACTTATAAAATTAATGCACAATCAATTGGTGTTACAGGTTCACCTGTTTACAATCCAGAAATGTCTGCACAAACAGGTACAGCAAATCTTGTGATTACAGGTTCAGTATCAAATAACCTATTAAACTTTGCTGGAGATGTTATTACAACTTTCCAAGTAAGTCCAAAGGGTGTTTAGTTAATAAGGATTAAAAAGTGGCTGATAAAAAGGTTTCTGCACTTACAGCATTAACAACATCTGCATCTCCAGATTTGTTGATGATTGTTGATGACCCAAACGGAACACCAACAAGTAAAAAGGTGACTGTTAAAAACTTCTTTGGTGCTATACCATCTAATACTGTGTTTACAGCTGGTTCATTAGTAACTGCTCGTTCTAATGTAACTATCTCTTGTTCGAATACTGTTATCTCATCTAACCTAAATGTTAGTGGTATTTCAAAGATTACAGGAACAGGTGATAATGCAAGAGTTGTTGTCGAAAATTCAACAACTCCAGGCTCAAACAATGCGACCACACAGTTTACAGGTGGACAACAAGGAAGTATTTTTTGGGATACAAATTATATTTATGTGGCAACGACAAATACACAAATAAAAAGGGTGGCATTGTCAGTTTTTAGTTAGAGTGGTTGAATGTTTGAGACTCTTGATGATTCGAACTTTATGTTATATGCAGCTAAGTTCTACGAGAATCCTAGATGCGTGGATATATTAGAGTTCACAGAAGATGTGAATCGTATTAAATATCTTAGACGTTTGTTTAAGAGATATAGTACACAGAGTGAAATGAATCATAGATTAATTTTAAATCATTTGATTGCTCTTTATAATGTCTTTGAAGAAAAACATTTAACTCGAATGTTATTTTATAAATGTTATGAATATCTTGAATTTTTGAAACCTTTTTTAGTATTTTTAAATCAATGGCCGAGTTCTCCTATTCGTGGTATTGGATTGGGAGATGAAACAATCGACCCACTTTTTGTTGTGAGTGATGAAGATATAGAAAAGGTTTTAGAAAAGATATGAGTACAGCAGTCGATCTCTTTTTCGTCTATCAATTTATTCGCAGACTTACAACTCCGTTTGATGAAACGGATGCGTTTGAACTCGGCCTAATTGATGAAAAAGGTAAGAGACTCAAGAAGGCAAAAACTCCAGCAGAAAAGAAAGCAATGACTCTCTTTGATAGAATGATATTCAATATCAAAAGATTGATTGCAAGAGTTCCAGGCGGTAATACAAAAATTGCAACCTATGGAGCTGCACTTTTTCTTCTCAAAGAATCTAAGAACTTTTCAGAGTTATCCGACAAACAAAAATTAGAAGGAATCATAAACGAGATGAATGACCTTGATTCAAAAACACAAAAAACATTTAATGAAATGTTTAAAGAAGAAGATGCACCAACAAATAGTGTTGCAGGAGGTGGAGTTGCACTTCCGCCAGACCCTCTTTACGATAAGAAAAGAAAAAAACGTGGCCGACCTTTAACACAGAATAAATACATTAATGCTATGAATTACATCAAACGAAAAGCAAGAGAAACCAACCTCAAGGAGAAAGAGAAGGAAAATGAATCTATACGCAAATGATCTTTATGGAATATCCGCACTCAAAGATAAAGAAAAAAGAAAAGATGTTACTCTTTCAGAAGTGTTTGGAGATCATGCAAAAAGTCCTATTATACAAGATGCACTTCGTAAGAAAACTGCAAATACACAAGCAATTATGGAAAATAAAAGAAAGTACTTGTCTGAATGAAGTTAAGTAAAAACTTTACACTTGCAGAGTTTACAAAGAGTCAAACTGCTTTACGCAGAGGGCTTGACAATACTCCGACAGAAAAACATTTGAAAGCTGCAAAGGCATTGTTCGAACACGTTGTTCAACCTGTAAGAGAACAGTTTGGGCCTACTATAATTAATAGTGGATATCGTGGAAAAGAACTAAATGAAGCAGTTGGAGGTTCGTCTAAATCTCAGCATTGTAAAGGAGAGGCAGTTGATATTGAGTGCCCAGGCACATCAAATTATGAAGTTGCAAAATGGATATTTGATAATCTACAGTATGACCAACTGATACTTGAGTTCTACACGCCAGGTATTCCTGATAGTGGTTGGGTTCATGTAAGTCTCCATTTAGATAATGAGGGTATGTTTATAAATAGAAAACAGGCACTAACTGCAATGAAAGAGGGAGGTAAGACAGTTTATAAAGTCGGTCTTATAGAATAAGTATGCAGAATATTATAGCATGGTTTCGTTATCATATAAACAATACTACAGCATGGTTTCGTTATCATCTTTTTCCTCGATATAAAATTACCATTAGTGGAGAGGACTTTGACAAACAATCTCTTATTTGTCGGAGTATTCGTAAACTATCCCCAAAACATATTAAAGTCAAACTAGAAGATTATAGGCCTTTTGAAGTTCGAACTGTTAAAGAACTTAATTGGACTGTGGAGAGAATATAATGCCCTATATGTTAATCGTTATGGCAGTTGTTGGAGGAATGGGTTTCTTTTATTACAAAGATACACAGGCACAACTTCAACAAGCTGCATCAGAAATTGCACTTCAAAAAGTTGCAAATGAACAACAAGTTCGTACAATCAATGCACTTCAAAGAGATGTAAAAGCACAAAAAGAAGTTTCAGAAAAACTTACTCTTGCATTATCACAAGCAAGAGAAGAAGTGACCAAAACACAAAATAAGTTTAACAAGGTATCTAAAGTTCTTGGAGAACGTGATATTGGTCGTCTTGCAGTTGCAAGGCCAAGAGTGATAGAAAGAATTATAAACAAGGGTTCACTTGATGCAGGCAGATGTTTTGAGATATTGTCTGGCGACCCTCTAACTGAGAAGGAGAAGTTAGTTGATAAAAAATCTGCAAGTAATACGCAATGTCCTGACATCGCTAATCCTAATCTCTTTAATTAGTGCTTGTGCTTCTTCTCGACCTCCTGTTGAGATGATAACCACAGAGATTGAAAGGTCAAAACTTTCAATTCCCTCTGTGGATACAGTTAAACTAGATAAAGTGTCGTGGATGCTTGTGACAGAAGAAAATGTTACAAAAGTCTTTGAGGATATTGATAAAAAGAAGTTTAATCCTGTTCTTTTTTCTTTGACAGATAAGGGATATGAGAAACTATCCGTTAATTTTGCAAAAGTAAGAGCCCTTGTCATGCAACAACAAGCAGTTATTGCAGCCTACAAAGACTACTATGAAACGACTATTGAGAAAGATAAAGAGGAGCAAAAGGTTTCCTCTGAACAAAAAGAAGCAAATCCTCCAAAAAAATCGTTCCTGTCTAATTTGAAAATTTGGTGATTATAAATACGACTAACACTATGTGATTTTGAAGAACTTTAAAAATCGGAAAAACATAGTGGTAGAAGATAATCAAATTAACAAATTAACAACAAAAGTTGCAATACTAGACAAAGAGTTTGAACAGGTAAGAAATTCCTTTTCTAAACTTGATGTCGCAGTTGAGAAACTATCTGAAGTTGCTGATGATATTCGTACTCTTGTGACTGTACAACAGTCTAAGCTTGACTATCAAGAACAAGAAACGAACTATGTCAAATCCTCCCTTAAAGAATTTAAAGTTTTTGTAAATGACGAGCTAAAAGTAGGTCGAACATACATCATTGAAGAGCTTCAAAGTTTCAAGGACTCTCTTGAAAAGGTTGATAATCGTATATCAAAACTAGAAAAATGGAAATGGGTGGCAATCGGTGGTGCCACAGTCATTGGTTATGCTATTGCACAAATGCCTTCAATAATGTTAGGATAGTAAAATGGCAGATGTAAAAAAGACCGTTCAAATCGACCTAGAAGTTGATACAAACACAGTCAATAGTGGAAGCAATCCGTATATGAATTGGATATACATGGCAAGAGCTGTGGACTCATGGAGAATTTTTCCAAGACTTTTTCTCACAACATACATCATTCTCCTCTATAAATCAACCATTTGGTTTATGGAACTTCCAGACCCAAATACTCAACAGGCAGGACTTATCTCTGTAATCGTTGGTGCTGGTGCAGCTTGGTTTGGTCTTTATGCTGGAACAAGTAAATCGTCAGAGGCCTTTAAAGGTCGATAATGATTCATGTTTTTTTGCTAACAATTTATTTGGGAGCAGGAGACACTAGGCAACTTTCAAGTAACGATATGTATTTCCGTTCCGTTGACAGATGTAACTATTTCGCAAGTCGTGTTACAAAAGTTTATGGAAACTATGGAACAAAAGATAAGTTACAAAGAGATGACTATGTGACTGCCTACTGTATTCCCAAAAAAGTTGACCCCGGCACAACAAAGGTTTACGAATAGGAGGTTAGTATCGACCCTATAACAGCAGTAGCTGCAGCCACTTCGGCTTTTAATTTTATCAAGAAGGGAATATCTGTTGGTAAAGACATTGAGTCCATGTATGGGCAAATGGGTAAATGGATGGGTGCAATTAGTGACATAAATCATGCAGACAAAATGAATAAGAAACCTCCTCTCTTCAAGAAACTTTTTAATGGTTCTTCGATTGAACAGGAGGCAATGGAAATATTTGCAGCCAAGAAAAAGGCAGAGGCAATGGAAACAGAACTTAGAAATTTTGTTAATCTGTCCTACGGCCCAAATGCATGGAATGAGATACTAAGACTGCAAGGCAAAATACGAAAAGATCGTCAGAGAATGATATATGATAAAGAGGAAAGGTGGAGAAAGATTATGAATTGGTTCTGGACACTTACAGGTATGTTTGTTGTCATTGGAGTGATTATTTTCACTTTATTTGTAGTAACAGGTAAAGCAGGAGTATAAAACTGTTGACTTTGCTGTGTCATATAAGTATAATACCTTATGACATTACGAATAGACACAAAATACGCAGGGTTTATCTCAAGTCGAGTTTCACGATTTAAGTTAAAATCCTCCTCTCCTTATTTGGCCAATTTACGTTGTCCGATATGTGGTGATTCACAAAAGAACAAACATAGAGCTCGTGGATACATTTACACAAAAGGAGTTCAACTAAACTACAAATGCCACAACTGTAACTATGGTTCAACATTTGGTAACTTTCTCAAAACGATTGACTCCTCTCTTTGGAATAGTTGGAGAGTAGAGAGTTTCAAAGAAAAAGGTTACTCTCCTATTGTTGCAAAAAAGACAAAGGTGACGATCTCAAAACAGTCAAATCTTGATGGATTGTTTCCAAAACTTTCTTCTTTGACTTGTCCTCATGCAGCTCTTACCTATGTTGCAAAAAGAAAAATACCAGAGAAGTTTTATTCTCGATTATACTATTGTGATAATTCTCAAAAACTTGAATCAATTGATGAAAAGTTTAAGGGAATGGTTCTTGATGATAAACCTCGTATCATTATACCAGCATATACAAAAACAGGAACTTTGATTGGTGTTACTTGTCGTGACATTACGGACACAAGTAATCTTAGATATCTTGCACTTAGAATTAATGAATCCTATCCTATGATTTTTAATCTTGATATGGTTAATATGAATGAAAGAGTATATTGTGTTGAAGGAGCTCTTGATTCATTCTTTCTTCCAAACTGTGTTGCTGTTGGTTCATCAAATCTATCCGTTATTTCAAAGGTGATTAATCGTAAAAATGCAACTTTAATATTTGACAATGAACCTCGTAATCGTGAGATACTCAAGATTATGGAGAAGGCAAGTCGTCACAATTTTTCTGTTTGCGTTTGGGATAAAAAAATAAAAGAAAATGATATTAATGACATGATACAGGGTGGAATGACAGAAATAGAACTTATGAATACCATAAATAAAAAAACCTTCTCTGGTCTTGAATTACAATTAAAAATTAATGAATGGAAAAGAATATGAAAGTTGAACTTGTGAGTTATACAGCCCCTAAAAGTGCAGATTGGAGTTGGTTTGAAAGTAGTGAAAAGGTTTTACACCAAATTGCTCATGTAGCAAGAGTGTCAAATCCATCAAATCAAAATAATATAGATACCTCAGCAAAGTTAGTAAATTATCTCATTAAAAACAAACATTGGAGTCCACTTGAAATGGTTGATGCAACTCTTGAGATTGAAACAACAAGAGATATTGCAAGACAAATACTAAGACATAGAAGTTTTAGTTTTCAAGAGTTCAGTCAAAGATATGCAGACCCTACAAGAGAACTTGCATTTGATTATAGAGAAGCACGATTGCAGGATAAAAAGAATCGTCAAAACTCAATTGACACAGATGATGTAGAGCTACAAGAAGAATGGATAACTCGACAAGATGAAATAATTGACCTTGTAAGAGAAGCATATGATTGGGCTATAGAGAATGGTATTGCAAAGGAACAAGCAAGAGTTGTTTTACCAGAAGGACTTACCATAAGTAGACTATATATGAAAGGGAGTCTTAGAAGTTGGATTCATTACATTGAACTAAGAACTGCAAATGGAACACAAAAAGAACACATGGAAGTGGCAGAGGAATGTGCAAAGGAAATTGCAACTATTTTTCCACTCATAGAATCACACACAGGAGAAAAATAGTTGGAATATCTAGGAATACAAACAGACCCAAATCGTGACTTACTCCTAAGTGAAGCAGGCATTACACGCCTAAAAGAATCTTATATGAGAGATGAAGAAATATCTCCTCAAGAAAGATTTGCATTTGTATCTAAAACTTTTGCAACGGATGAAAGCCATGCCCAACGACTTTATGATTATTCTTCAAAACATTGGTTATCTTATTCTACACCAATCCTCTCTTATGGAAAATCTTCCAAAGGTTTACCTATCTCTTGTTATCTTAACTATATTAATGATACTGCTGAAGGCCTCGTTGACACTCTCTCTGAAACAAATTGGTTATCTATGCTCGGTGGTGGGGTGGGTATCGGCTTCGGTATTCGGAGTGCTGGGGATAAGTCTACTGGCGTTCTACCACATCTTAAACTCTATGATGCATCTTCCTTAGCATATCGACAAGGAAAAACTCGCAGAGGTTCATATGCAGCCTATCTCGACATCTCGCATCCAGACATCATACCTTTTCTTGAAATAAGAAAACCAACAGGAGATCAAAATTTAAGATGTTTGAATATGCATCATGGAGTCAACATCACAAATGACTTTATGGAGATTATTGAAAAATGCATGAGAGAGCCAGACTTTGATGATACATGGGAACTTAAAGACCCTCATACAAAAAAAGTAATGGATACCATTTCTGCAAAAGAACTATGGCAACGTATACTTGAAATGCGTATGCAAACAGGCGAACCTTATCTACATTTTATTGATACAAGTAATGAGCATCTTCCTTCTTTTCTAAAAGATAAAGGATTAAAAATAAATCAAAGTAATTTGTGTTCTGAGATCATACTTCCAACAAATGAAGAACGTACAGCCGTATGTTGTCTTTCTTCACTTAACATTGAATATTTTGATTCGTGGTCAAAGAATCCACAGTTTATAAGAGATATTGCAGAGATGTTAGATAACGTGTTACAGGTGTTTATTAACAAAGCTCCAGACCACGTTAAACGTGCAAAGTATTCTGCAATGAGAGAAAGATCAATTGGTGTTGGTGCATTAGGATTTCATGCATATCTACAAAGTAAAAATGTTCCATTTGAAGGAGTGATGGCAAAAAATCTGAATACAAAAATATTCAAACATATTTCATCTCGATTGGATAAAGCAAATACAGAACTAGGTTCTGAAAGAGGAGAAGCTCCAGATGCAGTAGGTACAGGAAGAAGATTTAGCCATGTGACTGCAATTGCTCCAAATGCATCAAGTAGTATTATTATGGGTAATACATCTCCAAGTATTGAACCTTTTCGTGCAAATGCATATCGACAGGACACATTATCAGGTAGTCATTTTGCAAAAAATAAATACCTCGACAAACTAATAAAAAAGAAGTGTGAAGAAAATTCAAAGTTAAATTATGAAGATATATGGTCATCTATCATATCAAATGAAGGTTCGGTTCAGCATTTATCTTTTATAGATGAGCATGAGAAAGACGTTTTTAAAACTGCAATGGAAATAGACCAGAGGTGGGTAATCGAAAATGCATCTGATCGTCAAAAATTTATTGACCAAGCACAGTCTGTTAATTTATTTTTCAGACCCACATCTAATATCAAGTACCTTCATGCTGTTCATTTTCTGGCATGGAAGTCTGGTCTAAAAACACTATACTATTGTCGTTCCGATAAAGTCGGAAAAGCTGATAAAATTTCAAAAAGAATAGAAAGACAAATAATACAGGAACTAGACATGAGTGCCGTTGCAAATGGTGAAGATTGTCTAGCCTGCGAAGGGTAAAACAAACACATGAAAAAACTAAAGCTAACAGATTCGAGAGACTACTTTAAACCTTTTCAATATCCAGAGTTCTATGATATATGGTTGCAACATGAACAGTCTCATTGGTTGCATACAGAAGTACCAATGGCAGAAGATATTAAAGATTGGAAAAGTAAATTAACTGTAGAAGAAAAATATTTTCTAACTCAAATCTTTCGTTTCTTTACGCAGAGTGACCTTGATGTTGCAGGAGGTTATGTTGATAATTATCTTCCAAACTTTCCTCAACCAGAAATAAGAATGATGTTATGTAGTTTTGTTGCAAGAGAAGCATTACACGTTGCAGCTTATTCTCATTTAATTGAAACTCTTGGTATGCCTGAAAGTACATACAATGAGTTTAATGAGTATGAAGCAATGAGAGAGAAACACGAATACTTTATGAAGAAAGTTGGTAATGGTGTTTCACTTCCAATTAAGATTGCAGCCATCTCTGCATTTACAGAAGGACTTGCATTGTTTAGTTCTTTCATTATGCTATTGAACTTTCCTCGACATGGTAAGATGAAAGGTATGGGTCAAATCATTACATGGTCAATTGTAGATGAGACAATGCATACTGAGGCTATGATAAGACTTTTCAGAAAGTTGATTGAAGAAAATAAAAGTTTATGGAATGATGCAACAAAAAGTCAGATATATAGTATTTGTGAAAAAATGGTGGAGTTAGAAGATAAGTTCATTGACCTATCCTTTCAGATGGGAAGCATCAAGGGATTAAGAGGAGATGAAGTAAAACAATACATAAGATACATTGCAGATCGTAGACTTATAAGTATGGGTATGAAAGGTATTTTCAAAGTAAAAAGAAATCCTTTGCCATGGGTAGAAACATTAATCAATGCACCTATACACACAAACTTCTTTGAAAATCGTGCGACTGATTATGCAAAAGGTGCTTTAACAGGAAACTGGCAAGACATTTGGGGAAACGCATGAGCAATCCGAACACAGAAACTCTTATTTGTCCAGACTGCACGACAGAGTTTTCAGTCACATGGGAAACAAAAGGTATTATTTCTTATTGCCCTTTTTGTGGATATGAATTTGATGAGGAGGATTTAGGAGAAAGTGGCGATGAGGAGGAAATCTTAGATGAAGAAATCTAGCTCTGACTTGTCTGACTTGCATATTATTAATCAGTATATTGCAGATCAGAATTATGAGGAGCAAAGAAGTGACAAGTTGAAGTTTCAGAAAAAGATTCTTCAAGACCAAAATTATGCTATAGAAAAGCAAACAAAAGAAATAGAAAAGATGTTGCAGGATGGAAAACGCATGGACTTTTCGGAATGAAATTTTTAGTGAAAAAGATATTGACAAATTTGAAGGTTTCGTATATATTATAACTAATGAGTTGAATGGTCGTAGATATATCGGCCGTAAATACTTTTACAATATACGAAAGGTTAAAGGGAAAAAGAGAAGGCAACGCAGTCCAAGTGACTGGCAAAATTACTATGGTTCGAGTGAACATTTAAAAGCTGATATAGACAAACATGGAAAAGAAAACTTTAAAAGAGAGATTATCTCTTTACATACAACAAGAGGTGACTGTAACTATGAAGAAGTTAAACAGCAGTTTCTTCACAATGTTTTAGAGGAAGATGAATTTTACAATGACAACATCTCAGGAAAATATCACAGAAAACCTCAGCACATCATTGAGTCAAGAAGAACCATTTCAGATGACTAAAATCTCTGCAAGAGATTCTGATGCATTTGAAGAAGCTAGAAATTGGGATGAGTTTCTTCTTATAAAAGCTGCAGAAAATAATTGCAAGTTTACACGTTTTCTTGATCGTCATAATCTTTTGACAGAGAAAGAAAGAGATGCAATATACAAAATAGAAGTTGAAAGAAAGTTAGATTACAAAAAATCATTTGAAGAAATTGTAGAAATTATTTGTAAGCCTGGACTTTTGATGTCTCCTCGTATTGCATCTGAAAGTGCTTTGAGTGGTGAGAAACAATTTTATCGTGACCCAAATAAAGTTTTATCAAATGAACTTTGGAATGAAAGAGGACTTCACGTTCTGCGTATAATTTTTGCTTGGTATGTTCATCAAGAAAATACAAAGGGAATTACTACAAACATTTATCAATTAAGAGAGCATGGTGTAACAGTTGTAAATGATTTTGTTCCGAATGACTGTATCAAACCTCTCAAAAAAGAAATTAAAAAGTTTCCAAAAGGCCCTGTTCATAAAATATCAGGAACAAATATTGTTGATGAACTTAGCCAATCAGATTTTCCATATCTTAAAGGTTTATCTGGTGCAATAGCAAATGCAGCTCTTACCATGATTGGTCGTCAGGAAGATGCTCATGCAATGGAACTCCATGACAATAATCTTTTTGTACAAAGAGTTGTAAATGAACCAAACGATAATGACATACAAAAAACTTTTCATAGCGATGTCTTTTTTCCTGCAATCAAATATTGGTGGTTTCCAAGAGAAGTTGAATTACAAGGTGCATTTGAATATGGACTTCTTTCAACACGATTAACAAATGAAGTTCTTGATTGGCATTACAAACAATCAATATCTGCACTTGGAGAGTATGAGTCATGGAGAGGTGCTGGACACAGAGAAGGAAGTTTTCGAGTATCAGAAAGTGAAATGAAAACTATGGGTACTACTCCAAAACTGTTTAGTGTTCCAGCAAATACTCTTGTGGTTGCAAATGTGTTTGGATTTCACAGAAGAGGACACACAGAGGAACAAGTTGTTCGTGATGCAGTTCATGGTTCAGTTCGTGTCAGTAATCCTTTTGAGTTTATGTCGAATGTATGATATCAGTATACAGATTTATTCAAAGATTGATTCGGAGAGACTTCTTCACCAAGTCTGGAAAAAAGAAGCCCAAAGAAATAAACGAACAGAACGTGTTGATCTTGTTGAGCCAAATCAGTTTATACAATGCTCTGCACTCCATCTACAAAAAGGAAAAAAATTCAAACCACACAGACACATCTGGAAAGAATTAAATCCTAGTATTCACATTGCACAAGAGTCGTGGTTTGTTGTATCAGGTAGAGTAAAAGCATTCTTTTATGATGTAGATGATACTCTCTTAGAAGAGGTTATATTGTCGTCAGGTGATGTCTCATTCACGTTTGAAGCAGGGCACACTTACGAAATCCTTGAAAATGATACTTATGTCATGGAATACAAAACAGGGCCGTATGAGGGTGTAGAAAGAGACAAAACTTTCTTGAAGGAATAAAATGGATTATCATGTAAGAGGTGGAATTGGAACACAGATTATGCAGTTTCTAGCTGCAAATGCTCTGGCCTGGGAAAACAATTCAAACGTAGACAAAATTATTCTCAATTGGGGTTACTATCCAAATTGGATGTATGATGATTCAAAAAGAGGAAATCATCTTGTAGATGTAAACTATCTTCAAGAAGTTTTTCAGAACATACAACTTCCTAAGTTTGAATCAGTTCAAGGGCAAAACAAAACAAACTTCTTTGATATAGACATTGCAAAGTTGATGATAAAATATAGAGATCGTTTGACAAGAGCCTTTCCTACTTTTGTTCCTTTAGAAAAAGCACAGTTTCCATTTCAAAGAAAAGTTTTTGTAGACATAAACAATTCAATGATTATGCATACAAGGGGAAAAGACAGACCCAATCTAACGTATGAAGAATACAATTTGATATGGAAATATAATTCTCATAGAGATCAAAAATATATTATAGGTGATGATAAAGAATTGATGCAAAAAATTGCAAGCAGTTATCTTCTTGATAATGACTCAAGAAATCCTTCTCAGGATTTTCTCACTCTTGTATATGGTAAAAACAATATGGTGTTTAGTGGATTTACAACTTTTACTCTTGCAGCTGCATTTCTAAATGAGGACTCTTACTTCAAGATAGTAAGAGGACAGGACAAGTACGCAGGAGGAATAAATAATCTTGATTGGAAAACTATGGATTATTTTGAATCGAAAATGAATAACTTAACATACTTGGATTTATTATGAAAATATTATTTTTATGTCGTGAGAATTGCAGAGTTTCAAAACTTGCTTATAAACATCTTCTCAAGTTTAAGGGAACACTTGTCACTAAAATAGAATCAGATGAAAGAGGAAAAGCAATACTTTCTGATAAGCTTTTTCCTGTTGATTATATTCTTTGTTTTAGATATCCAAAAATATTAGCAGAACATAATTTATCGCAAGGGTATGTGATGGAAGGTGCAATTAATTTTCATCCTGCTCCTCCACGTTATAGAGGTTCTGGTGCAATCAATCATGCACTCTACAATGGAGATAAGTCATTTGGTGTAACTGCACATCTAATGAATGAAGGTATTGATAGTGGTCATATTGTAGGATTAAGAGAATGGCCGATTGACCCAACATATGATGTATCCACTCTTTTGAAAGTTGCAGAGTCAGAGTTACTTGAATTGTTCAAAGAGATTACAACTGAACTCTATCACGAATATAATCAAAGTTTAGAAGATCAAGCAGAGGTTGGAGATAAGTTATTTAAACGTCAAACAAAGTACAGGGTGCAGAAAGTATTCTTTGAAGGTTCTCCTCATTACATAGAGGAAATAAATAAAATGAGTCGTATAGACCCAAATATAGATGAGAAAGAATTAAGAAAAATTATTCATGCAACATGGATACCAGACTCAAAACACAATCCCTATATAAACGTACATGGTTATAAATTTGTTTTAAAAAGTGATAGACCAGAATGAGTGATTATAAAGTATGGCCTGTAGGGCAACTTCCTAAAGAATTTCAACGACCAGAGCTTGACCAGATAAAAGAAAAGGGTTATGAATGGAATGACCCAAGAGATGTTGTTGAAATATTCGAGAAAAAAGTAGCAGAGTTTGCTGGTGCAAAGTATGGTATTGCAGTTGACTGTTGTTCTCATGCATTGTTTTTAGCCTTACAATACGTCAAAAGACATCTACCAAAAGAAGAAGGAACGTCAGTTAAAAAATTAGGTGGTATTGGAACGCATGGAGGTATTTGGAAAAAGATACAGGAAATTAAAACTGTTCCATGCCCTACAATAAAAATACCAAAATATACATATGTTTCAGTTCCTATGCAAATCAAACACGCAGGATTTGAATATAAATTTGAAGATATAAAATGGAATGGAGTATATCAACTAAAACCGTTTAACATTTTTGATGGAGCGACAAGATGGACAGAAGGAATGTACAAAGGAGGACTCCATTGTCTTTCTTTTCAAATCAAGAAAAGAGTTCCTATTGGGAGGGGTGGTATGATTCTAACAGACTCCCTGAGAGAAGCAAACTATCTGAGGAAGATAAGATACGATGGCAGAGACTTAGACATACCGTACATGAATGATGATTTTGAGTATATGGGTTGGCATTACTACATGACACCAGAAGATGCAGCTCGTGGTATACTTTTGATGGATGAAATCCCTTCAGAAAATGAAGATACAGGAGGGTGGAAAAACTATAGTGATTTAAGTGAAAAGGTGATTTTTAATGAGTGAAAAAGTTTTAATTAGTGGTATATCAGGACAAGATGGTTCATACCTATCCGAGTTTCTTATTGAAGAAGGTTATGAGGTATATGGGCTTGTAAGAAGGCATAGTGTTGCAGAAGATCAAAGTACAAGACTAGAACCGTTCTATTCTGATTTGAAGAAAGTTTTCTACGCAGACCTTCTTGACGAACACTCATTGTATAGAGTGATGGAAGAAGTAAAACCAGATATCGTATA